TGCGTCTGGGAAACAATCAGAACACGGAAGTTCGGATTACGGGCTACCTGCCACGTCACATAGTCTACGGTGACCGTAATTGACTTTGCGTGGTTTGGTGGAATATTTATAAGTACGCGGTTTGCTGCTAGGCCCGGTTCAAATTTCATACTGGGGTGCAGCCACGAAGGTTCACGACCTTCGATTACATCTATCAGATTCTTCTGATGGGCGAAAGTCTTAGAGTGTAGGAACTTCTCGCGGAAGGTCACGAAGTCAATATCGTGGACGTCACCACCCTGGAACTGCTTGTCCTTTAGGCCAAGGCGGGTTCGGTCTACCTTGTCTGCAAATATCTTATCGGTGCGGCGGTAATACTCGTAAGTCTTAATGGACTTACCGGCGGAGGCAGTAGCTGCCTCTACGGTCATACCTTCTGCGACAGCGCCGAGAATGATTCTCTTGGCGATGTCTGCTGAATTATCAGCCATCTATTCCTCCTACAGATTAAGCCCGAAATATATATCGGGCTGAGGGGAATTGGCGGATCTAATATTTAGATAGAACTCACCCGACTAAAAGGCACCGCCAGTGTCGGGCTTAGCGCCCGAAGGAGCCACAGCGAACTGAGGGGTAAGTCAGTACTCGGCCTAGGGGCCTCGTAAGAGGCAACCGCAACGGGTCGCAAAGGTCTTCCCCGCTTTGCTCCCCTACTGTATATAAGGCAGGAAATTTAACGCATTTCCCGCTTTGTACCCTGTGATGTTAATCACACTGGTATAAGTCCTGCTCAGACGGCATATGGTACCGGATCTCACACGGTTCACTTTAGCAAATATTTTTTGTTGGGGAGTATATACCCTCTGCGGCTCAGATTTAGCATAGGGGGGTCAGCCTTTCGGCTGACGGTGGCAGGGGTGCAGGGCAAGCGGTGCAGGATCGGGGGCAGGGTGGAGGATAGTGGGTAAAAGTGGGAGGGCTTACTACTTAATCGGCGGTCTATACCCCATAGTAATCGCCCGAATTAACAACCCAACCCAACCGACCAACCCAACCCCGACCCCGACGACCCGACCCAACTGCCCCCGAATTGCTGACCGATCTGCCTAATGGGTCGCCCCAATAACTGCCGGCAACACGCCCGACCGCGTGGGGAACTGTCCACAAGCAGACCCAAAAGATGCCCAACTGCCCCACCTTTTGACGCCCGACCGCCTCGCGTCGAGGTTTGGCGCTGTCCAATAAATAACCCGATAAATGGGGGAGACTGCCGTATCTGTGTTACCATTTTCCTAGTGGCAAGCACCCAACCAACCCGCGAGCTACACGAAAGAGGAAAAAATGAAATGTCCAAAATGCAAAAGCGAAATCGCGCCAACACAATTAAATAAGTTTGGGGTGTGCAGAGTTTGCCAAAACAAGCAATTCTCAGGCGGTTGTCTTAATTGCAATTTTGAAACAACAGATCGCACCGAATTAAAAGCGCACAACTGCACCGAAATTTATTTAGACCCTGCACTCAACTGTGAGTGCGGATACCAACACTAAGGAGAATGGAAAGATGAATAAGCCACTTACTGCTAGCGAAATAGTAGAAAATAACAAAAGAATAATTGCAGAAAATAATCTGCAAAATTGGCAAGAGATCCACAATTTCATCTTAAAACAACGCCTAGAAAATAAAGGAGAATAAAAAATGCTAAAAGACTGCAACTGTTCAGATTACTGCTTTGCGTGTGTGTCTCAGCACTCTGCTTTCATTGATCTAGTCTGGTCGGTTACCGAAAAGGCTATGGAATTCGTGTATGACGAGGCACAAAAAAAGATGAGCAATGAACTTTGGCAAGATCCTCACAACAATGCCCCGCAACAAATGGAAAACGCCATAAATAACGCCGTCGCGGTTGTTTTGTTCAACACAATGTCCACCGTCGAGATCCGCGAGTTAACCGAATAAAAGACCGAAACCCCGCAAGGGGTCGCGACGTAATGCGTCGCCTGACGAGGTCAGCAAACCAACTAGAAAAGAGGCAAGACTATGGAAACCGAATACAACGGCTGGACAAACCGCGAAACGTGGGCGGTTGCTTTACATATCAACAATGATGAGGGACTACTCAACCCGATCAACGAGGTGAGCAAACTACACGAGAACCTCAACGATTTAGCCGACGAGGTTGAGGCATTTATTAACGAAGTTTTAACTTTTGAGAATATCTCTACCAACCGCAACGCCTTTTTGATGATGCAAGATATTGGCTCGCTTTACCGTGTGAACTGGCGCGAGATCGCTGAGTCTTTCATTTCCGACGCGTCGGCGGTGGCATAAATGAAACTAACGCGACGCGGGCGCTTTATCTTGCGCGGTCTGCCTGTCTTAATTCTTGCGCTGTGGCTGATCGTCGAGGTTTCGCGGTCGCTGTGGTGGGTTGGTTTTGATGCCCCGACTGCCGAATTCGCGGGCTACTGTTGGGGGCAAATGGCAGAGTGCTTTAACTTTTGAGCTATTAGACGGCGCGAATATCGCGCCCCTGTTCGGTTGGGATAGGGGCGCGGTGTTCTCTGGCTAACGGCTCACCGGTAACCCTCGCAATGGGCGAGGGAGAGAGTGAGGACGCGGGCGAGGGAGAGAAAGAGGGCGAGGGCTACCCCACCAATGGGGGAGACTGTGGTACGCTAAATACAACAACAAGAGAAAGAGGGAGAAAGTGAACAAGACAATAAAGGAACTAGCTACGGAAATTGGAATAGATGAAAAGTATTTCCAAAACAATTTCTTAATGCTCGATGATCGTTATGCGGTTATGCAAGATGAGAAAGGCTTACACCTAACAGATGTCCTATCCTGGGCTAGTTTTCGTCCGATTAAAATCGGGCGCAAATCTAATGCAACAGTTAAGGGATTACAGTTCCAATTAGGACAGTACAAGGTCTACATTAAACAAATCCAACAGGCGAAAGGGGCTTAGTGATGAGAAACTATAAATGTACCGATTGTAAAAAATATTTTAATATAGATAAAGGCACTTACGATAAAGAGTGGGGATTTCATTGCATATATTGCGGGGGAATAGGTGAGGGAGAATAATGCCTGAGCCACGCCTAGATGACGACATAGCCCTAGGGCTTGATGAGGACGAATATGAGGACGAAACCTACGACACACTAGATGAGAAGTATGGAGATGACTAATGAGTGAAAAAGTTATTACGGAAAAAGACTTAGAACAGATGACGCACGATACCCAAGTATGGAAGTTTGGATTTTGCGTATGTTCAGAGTGTGAGGGAGAGAGTAATGAATAAAGAATACTGGCAACGCAAGGCTGACCTATGCCAAAAGATCGGTATTGAGCAGCTAATGGAGGGCGATATCAAGAACGGTACGCGGAACTTAAAGCGTATGGTGAGGGCTATGGAGGAGATCAACCTAATAAACGCCAACGAGGGAGAGGATAAGTCCGCCTCCGATATGTGGGCTAGCCTGATCGCCTCCGGCGCTATGCTAACGAGAGAAGGAGAGAGTAAATGAGCAACCTAATAGAGTCGCACGAATTTCTATCCACCTATGCGTGGAGAGAGGGCTATCTGCCTACTGAGGTAAGTAATGTACTGGAGATGCTTAATACTATGATAGAACAAGAAGGAGAGAGTGATGAGTAAAGTAATCGGAGTAGATGCAGTAATTGTATGGCTAGGAGAGGATGATGAACCCGCAAATCGGTATATATCCTTTGGGGAGTGGGATGAACAGGATGACGAGGACACTTATGGAGTGCCGGACTCAGCTATCTTTTATTATTCAAGCCCAAATGAACTGCCTAGTTTATATGAGCAAGACCTACAACGAGGATGGTATATCAAATCTCATAACGAAAGGACGATAAATGGATAAGTTAGGTAAAGTAATAGCATTTCACCCCGTCAGATCGGGGCTGAAGTTATTCTATGAGGTAATTGAGCCAGACGGTGAGACTAGGTGGGGAGGAGAGAGAGTCTTTGACGCGCTTAGCTGGCTAAACCTTGCTCCCAAGGGGTCTAGACTGCTGGTATCAGGGTGGGAGAGCGACGATCTAGACGCCCTACCAGTAGGGCAACCGCTAGATGTAACCGAGATGTATCAACTATTGAAGGGTGACCAGTGAATATATTTATAGGTATGCTGATAGCATTGGCAGTCATATATGCGCTGATAGTGCTGGAGGATAAGTTAAATGACGGAGACAAATAACAGAGTCGAGGGCGCTAAGCGTATGGCTGTGCGCCAAAGGAACTATCGAAGGGTGAGAGATCGCGCCCTGGTAAGGTTGGCAAATGCCTACCCTGAAACTTACAAGGAATTACTTGAACAAGAGAAGGTGGCAGATGTTGAAATGGGTAAAAAATGGGTTGATATTGACGGTAGTACTATCCCTGCTATGGATACTCGCACCTACTCATCTATCACAGGAACACTCGCCAGTTATTCCACAGATAACAGAGAGAACGAAGGCGACCGCGAGTGAGAAGCGAGAGAATAGAAGGATCGCAAGAGAATATAGTGCAGCTCTCGGATATTCGGCGCGAGAAACATCGTGCCTCATCACCCTATGGACCCGTGAGAGCAGGTTTGACCACCTCGCAAAGAATCAACAAGGAAGTTCAGCTTACGGAATTGCTCAACTCCTTAGAGAGCGTAGTAGCAGACCTGAACTCCAAGTCTTACACGGTCTTAGATACATTAATCATCGCTATTCAGCAAGCGCGTGTCGCGCTCTCCGACACCACAACCAAAAAGGCTGGTACTGAGTGCTGACCGGAGTAAGCCTATTCGCAGGAGTCGGGGGCTTTGACCTGGCTATGCAACGCAGCGGCGTTAAAGTCGTTGCGTCAGTAGAGATAGATAGCAAGTGTAATGAAGTACTAGCGCGTCACTTTCCTGACGCAAAACAATTTACAGATGTAACCACAGTTAAAGGAGAGGATTTAATAAATGCAGGATTTAACCCAAGCACAGGAATTATTACAGGAGGATTTCCCTGCCAAGACCTCAGCGTCGCTGGCAAACGGGCTGGTCTTGCTGGCGAAAGAAGCGGGCTATTCTGGGAAATTGCAAGACTTGTGGAAGAAACGCAAACAGAATACTTCGTCATCGAAAACGTCCCTGGTCTGCTTTCCAGTAACAACGGAAAAGATTTTGGAGTCGTCATCGGGACGATGGCCGACCTCGGGTATTCTCTCGGCTGGCGGGTGCTTGATGCTCAACACTTCGGAGTACCCCAGCGAAGGCGTCGTGTCTTCGTCGTTGGCCGACGTTCTATTGACTCAACAAGTCCTGCCGAAATTCTATTTAAGTCCAACGGCCTGCGAAGGGATCCTTCGACGAGCCAACCGACGAGGCAAAGAGTTACCGGAAGTACTAACTAATGCTTTGGTACACCAAATCAAGACGAGCACAGAGTAGTGAGGACTACGAAACGTGGGTGGATGGTGGCGTTATGCCCACACTAAATGCTTTTGACAATGGAGATATAAGAACGACAATAATTATCTTTCATCCTCACTACCACGACGGAGCTAGAGTACAAGGAGATACTATGAACACTCTTACATCACGTATGGGTACAGGTGGTAACAACGTATCTTGCGTTGCTACTGTGACCACAACAGCAGATGTAGTTGGTTCGCTACAAGCAAGAGACTACAAGGGAGTAGGTAACCAGTACGTGGCAGAAAATAAATTAGTAGTTTCATTTGATACACAGTTTGGATCCAATGCCACAACCTTTGAGGATATGTCTCCGACTCTTAAAGCTAGCCAGCAACCAGCTTCGGTGACTGGTAGTTCAGTACGCCGACTAACACCTGTCGAGTGTGAAAGGTTGCAGGGTTTCCCTGATGACTGGACTGCTGGACAATCTGACTCTGCTCGTTATAAACAAATGGGCAACGCAGTTGCTGTGCCTGTCGTAGAATGGATCATACAAGGTATCTGTGATACCGTTTAACTCTTGCGGTTAAATATCCTTCCGTCTAACCGCTTACTAGTAGCCTCACCGTAACCTCTTTCCGGTGGGGCTACTTCTTTTATCCACCGTTACTATAAAACCCTGGACCCTTGAAGGTGATAGCGGG